TCTTTAATTTTATTTAGTTTTTCCATAATTAACCTCTTTTTTTGCTTTTACCAGCCTCAGAAAGAGCAATCGCAATAGCTTGCTTACGACTTTTTACTTTTTTTGGGCTTTTACCAATGTTGAGTTCACCTTTTTTGAACTCTTTCATCACAGTTTTAACTTTTTTCTGTGCTTTTGTCATCTTTTTTCTCATTTTTTACTGTCCTCGTTTAATTATGACACCATTTGGCATCATATCTTTTGCATTTGGCATTGTTTTTGACAATATTGTCTTTTCAATGGAAGTATCAGCTCTTAATTTTGCCAATTCTTCGTTTTGTTTTAACTTTTGATCTTGATTTTGCTGATTCATCATCGCTCTCATCTTATCTAAGTTAATTCTTTCCTCACCTTCTTGTTGTTTTCTTTGATTTTCTTGTGCTTGAAGGTCTAATTCTCTTGCTCTAAGTTTAGCAATAGGGTCATTATCAAATTGAGAAGTTATTTTTTTCTCTTCATTCATAAATTCTTCCATCATATCTGCAATGAGTTGTGCTTTTCTTGCTTCAATTTTTTCAGAGAGCATTCTTACTTGCATTTGAATCTGTGGATTTTGCATTGCTTGTGGATTTTGTTGAATCATAGCAAGTTGTTGCATTTCATTTCTAAATTCTATCTCAACTTGTTCTTGAGCCATTAATGAAATGTGTTCAAAACAATTTTTCTCAAGTGATGCCATCACCATTGGATTATTTCTTGCCATATTCGTTGCCATAAAATTCAAGTGAGCAGTAATGTGTGCTCTATGATCTTGACCAGGAAACGCTTGGAACGGTTTCCCTGCTAAAGCATCGATGTGTTCTAAAGCAGGGTCCTTTGGTTGAGGTGGTTGTGGTCGAATTAAAATTTTATCTATGTCTTTAACACCAAGTGCTTGATACATATTTCTATAAACTTCATATTGGTTATGCATTGCTGGATTTGAGGCCGCCAGTTGCAACTCTGTTTGCGCAAGGGAAATACGCTGTGTCTGTGAGAAAATATTAGGGTCTGCAACTGGCAGTATATCTACTCTGTCATCAAAGTCTGATTGTTTAATTAGTCTTTGACCACCAACAACATCATAAGGATATTCTTGAGGTAGATATAACTTGAAAACTCTTGCCATTAATTTGAACTCTTGTTTTAAGGCTGCATAAATTCTTTTGTGAATCGCAGACATTGTCCTTGATCCTCTTTCTAGCAACGCAACTGTCGTACCCACTGCGGCTTGTTGATTACCCTCTCCTACTTGAAGATCAGCTATAGATGCGAAACGCTGACCAGCTTGTACTACGACGCCCATAAGTGCTAAGAGTGTTTGAGACGGCTCCTTAAATGGAAGCATCATAAATGCGTCACGTATATTTCCTCCTGGTGCGTCGACATCTCTAAATTCGCCAGGTTGAATAGACTGTGCGTCGTCCCTAATTCTTATTCCTCGCTGTTTAAAACCAGCAGGTAAGTTAGAAAGAGTACCAGCATCAAGTAATTGTCTTAATGCAGATGTAGCAGTTCTAGATAATCCACCAATCATGTGAATTAATCCAAAACCATAAAAACCAAGTCCTGGTAAAAATTTAAAGTGTACGAAATATTGAATTTTATTTTTCTTTGGATCACCTACTTCGTAATTTCTTCTAATAGATAAAATCTCTCTTGAATTTTCTTCTAATGTAATGACGTAAGGTAATTTAATTCCTGTTGGCTCACCATCGGGCCCAACGTCTTCAAAACCTTCTAAGTCTAAATTTGTATGGAATTCTAAAATATTAAATACATCTTCTTCTCTTGCAGATTTACTTTGACCTTCCAATTCTCTCTCTTTTCTTTCAACATCAGATTCATTTAGTTGACCTGGTTTTAATTCTATGTCTCTATAAAAACCTGCAACTTGTTGTTTACGTAAATCATTTTCTGAAATTTTTAAAACATGAATGATTGATTCCGCATCATCTAATGAGGTAGCTGAATACGGAACGATCAAATCATCTGCAGGCACGAACTTTGATACGGCTCGTTGTTCTACCTCATCATAATAAACTTTTTTAAATGATGATCCCGCTAGAGGTAGATAAAATAACATTTGATCAAAATCAGGTTCATAATCTTTCATCTGATCCATAATTTGATAATTCATAAAATCTTTTACACGTTGAGACTGTTGTTCTTTTTCAGGAGTAGGTAATCCTAAAATTTGAGTTCTTACTGGTCCTTCAGATGGTAATAATTCTTTGTAAGCTAATGATTGAAATTGTGTAACGGCTTCTGCAAGAACAGGATGAGTTGCACCACTTGCTCCTTGAAATGGTTCTGTTCTGTTGTCGTATTTAAATCCTAATAGATCTAAACCTTCTCTGTAAGTTCTTTCCCAATCTTTTCTTGAAGATTTATAATCTTGGTAGTTTTGATAAAGTGAACTTCCTAATCTTCCTAATATGTCATCAGGTAAATGATCAGCTAAATTATCGTAATGACCTTCACCTCCTTCAACGGAAGCTACTGAAGGATCATAATCAATGTCAACGGACCCATCTTCATTTTCAGTTATCTCAATAGGATTTCCAGCTTCATCAACTTGTTTTTGTTCTTCAGCTTGTGCCTCTTGAATTTCTTCAGGTGATGGTACGTTTATTGTTTGCTCTACGTTTGGTAGCGCCTTGTCTATGTTGTCTGCCATTTATTTTCTCCGCTTGGATTGTTTTAACAGTATTATAGCTAATATTCAAGCCTTGTGGTTGAGGCCCTGATTTAGGGGGTACTGTTGTAGTTAGTTTAGTCTCCTTTAATAATTTTTTTAACATTATCTACTGAATCAATGATTTGTTCTTCAAAATCTTTATAAACTTCTCCATTACCTAATCTATAAACATCTTGATATTCTTGGAAGTCGCCAGGTACGTCAATAACTTCTCCAGTTTCTGGAATAACTTCTTTGTAAGGTTTAGTGTAAACTGTTTCTGCAGTATTACCATTATCTGTTTTGTATCTAACCCTAATTGCTTCAGGATTTTCAACTACTTCCATATCTTTGAGTATTCTTACTTCTCCTTCTTTTAGTTTTGCCCATCCACTACCTTTATCTTTAATAGTGGCAACAACATCCCAAAAATTATCTTTAACCCAAGACCAACCTGCTTGAGCTGCTGGAATTGCTTTTGCAGCAGCTTCTTGAACAGCAGGTTTTTGAAAAATTTTAGTAACACCAAAAGGTAATGCCCCTAAAATACCTGCACCTACTTTTATAAATTTTCTTTTTGAAGGATCTTTTGGACCATTAGCAAAACCAATACGTCCACCATCAGCTGCTGCTACATCTCTATACTCTTGTTCAACAGCAATTCGTTTTTCTGGATCTAATCCTTCTAAATATTCTTTTTGAGCTTTACCAAATTGATATGCACCTTCACCAATTAAGGAAGCTATACCAACAGGTTGTAATGCTCTTGCAACTCTTAAAGCCATTGGAGTGCTTAGACCAAGATTTAAAAGTCTTTGTATTCCTTTTTGTAAAACTCTGTTTTCCATTCCTTTAGTTAAACCAATTGTAGATTTAACTAATTCAGGTGCAAGAGCTGCTTCAGCTCCAAGTCCAACTCTACTCATTGGATCTTTTAAATCAACATCAGTTATAAGAGCCGCGCCTGCTGGAGTAGTAATACCTTGTAGGAGTTTTGCACCTAATAATTTTCCACCTTTAATAGCTTCTTGATAAGCAGATGGTTCAGCTAACATTCCAGGGAATGAATATAATTTACTTGATCCAACTAAACTTTTTTGTAATCTTCCCGCTACAGGTTCTACATCTTTTAAAAAATTAATTTTTCTTGTAGGAACTTTACCTTGACCTAACTCACTAAAATAATTTGGATCGTTTTTAATCATACGATCAACATATTTCTTATAATCCCCTATTTGTTTATTAACATTAATTTTTGGAGCACCAATATACTTTCCATCTACATATGCTCTAACTCCTAAATTTTTTAATTCTTGAACAGCTACAGGTTTTGTAATTATTCCTTTTTTAAGTCTGTCGATTATAAGTTCTTTGTCTCTGTTTGATGTTCTTAAAGCAAGTTGACCTTTCTTATAATCAGTAGCTACACCTTTAACGTGTTCAAATTCAGCTGGATTTTTGTTTTGAAGAGGTGTTCCAGCTATTTGAGATTGTATTGCGTCTAATGCTTTTTTATATGTTAAATTTTCAATACCAGGTACTTTTGTATTAGCAAAAGTATTTATTGCTTTATTTATTTCTGCTCTTTGCTTAAAGGCAGGATGTTTAACAATTGAAACAGAATTTTTTGGTGCACCAGGAATAGGTTCTCTTTTTGCACCTACGGGATGATAGGTTTTATTTCCTTCTTTAATTGCAACTACTTGATTTTCTGGTCCCCCTCTAATAATTTTTAAATCAGAGTCTTGTTCAGCAGCTCTAACCATATCTTTAAACAAAGCATTATCGGTATTTTGCATGTAGCTGCCATAATTTTTTTCAATAGCAACTCCTTTTAATCTTTGTAAAGCTTTTTCTCTGCCTCCCTTTGTGTAATAATATTCTTTTTGTTTCGCTTGTCTTTTTAAAGTTGCGTCAAGCTTTGCTGCATTTCTTCTGTTTTTTTCTAAAATTCTTTCTCTATACTTTGGATCAGTTTGATATTTAATTTTCTCTCTTTCCCTTCTTGTTTCTGCAACTTCAGGTCTTTTATTATATTCTGCTTTTTGTTCTTTTCTAGCGATCGATCTAATTGTTTCATATCTACTATCTGATTTAGGAAATCCAAATTTATATTTATCATTCCAATCAGGATATTTTTGTTTTAACTCTGTTAGCTGAGCAGGTTTTAATTCTGCAAACCCTTCTCTAGTTCCTAGATCCTCGCCTCTAAACATTCCGTTCTTGCCGAGTATTCCAAATAACTGCTGAGTAGGAGT